AAGAACAAAAGCTCGATTCACGAAACATGACCGCAGACGAAATCGCTCAGTGGGTCGTCGAGAGAAAATTCGGAAAACAACCTTAAAAAAAACGATATGAAAATCAAAGAAATGCAACCGCAAGCACGTGCTGAGTACCTAACCAAACAACTGCTCAAACTTTACGATTACTTCAACAACAATGTAACCGTAGGTGAAAACATTATGCGACAGGTTGAAGCGTTAGAGGAAGACCTGGAAACATACACCAACCTAACAACCGACCAATTCGAGCAAGCACTCAGGAACGGACGTAAGGAAAGCACCGAAGCGTTTAAACCTTCCATTCGGTTAATCGTGCAATGGGTATCGAACTACGTTGTACGCTTCAACAAATCCGAGCAAAAGATTACGCATTCAGGTACAACGCTTACACGTAACTACCCAATCGAACAGCGAAAAGCGTGGATCATTTCAAGCTACCGACAATACCACGAAGAAAACAAGGACATGACAAAGTTTTACGACTTTGGTGCGCCTACCTACGAGGCAATCTACAAATACTGCGGTTACAACCTTTCAAACGAACAACGGGAGTGGTGTTTTGAAATGAGCAAACGACTTTCACTTTCGCAAATGTTCAATGCGTTTTTAACCCGTGACGAAAGCGATGAGTTCAGAAACAACGCAACTGCGTGCGCTTATGCCTGCAAATTGTTTTTCGATCAGTTCGCAACGGAAACCGATTTGAGAACGCAGTTAGGGTATTTCGATAACGTTTCCAAAGACCACTTTGTAGCCAGTTACGAAAAGACTCCGTCGTTGGTAGCATACATGAGAAAGAAGAACGAAAATAATTTTGGACTTTCTTAAAAAAAAAGTTGCACAATTAAATTTTACCCTTATCTTTGTAATACCAAAAACAAACAAGCTATGACAATTCAAGAAATCGACGCAAAAAAAACCAATCTTTTAAATGATGTTAATGTATTGGTTGCATTGAAAAAGAAAATGTATTCTAATGTAGATATTGAATCTGCAATGTCACAACACGAAAAAGATTTAGATATTCAAATTGCATCTATTTTTTCTGAAATCAATAGTTTGGTTCTTCAAAAAAGAAAACTATGAACTTAACAGATTGGCTAACGCTCGAAACAGAAGAAGGCGACATTGAATTCAAAGTGCTCGTCGATACCGAAGACCCAAACGATTGGGAAATCCTCGAAGTAAGACGTAACGGTGAACCCTACGAACAAAACGAAGCCGAACATTCCGACATGGTAGAAATGGCGGATGAGTGGGCGAAAGAAGCAGAGCAGGATTATTACGACGATATGCGTGAAATGTTTAACGATGATTAAACGCTCAAAATACAACAATAAAAAAACTAAGGTGGACGGTATCACCTTCGATAGCAAGAAGGAAGCCGATAGATACGTTTTTCTGACGCATAGAGCGACGAACGGAGAGGTGGTGGACATACACCTTCAAGTGCCTTTTGTTTTCGCCTTAGAGGGCAAAAAAATGTTCACGTACAAAGCGGATTTTGTTTACTACGACAAAACTTTAAGCAAGACGATAATCGAGGACGTGAAGGGAATGCGCACACCGTTGTACAAACTGAAAAAGAAACTGATCGAAAACCAACACCAAATCACAATCACGGAAACATGAAGCACCCATTTAACAAATCAAAATTCAATACCTATGGTTTTGAAATAGGGCAAGAACTGGAATGGTTCGAATGGCTTTACAATTACGAGCGTTCACTTCGGCACGCCTGTAATACCTACCGTGAACATCGTTACGAAGGCGATTACTTCATGAACCAGTATCTTAACATGAAGGTTGAAATGCGTTGTTTACGTCAATTCCTACACCAAACACTTTGCAACGCTACCTACCGACCATGGCACAAAGCGTTTCTAAAATCCACAAAAATAGACGCTCACTTTAAAAGCTTGTTTAAAAAGAACTTGTTAAAAAGTTATGAAGAGAGCCCAAAGAAAGACGCAAAGTATTATCTTTCAATCATTAAATCCTAACCATGGAAACAATTACAATATCAGTGGTGAGAAAAACCAATGAGGAAACCACCACGATGATCGTCGAATATCCTTACACTGGCGGTTATCCTGACCTTGAAAAGTTTATTTATGAAACACACTTCATGACCTATAAATTAGGTTTTGCAGATAAGACTGTTGAGGAAGCATTCCAAAACGTAAAACTATAACCATGGAAACAACCAAGTACGGGCGCAACATCGTATCAATCCGATGCAAAGACGGCGATCAGTTCCTTCTGCTTTCCGATTTGCACTTCGATCATCCTAAATGCCGTCGTGACCTACTCCAAGATCACATCGAGAAAGCCATTGCACTCGGAGCGAAAATCCTAATCAATGGCGACTTCTTTTGTATCATGCAAGGAAAGTACGATAAGCGTGCGAGCAAAGATGATATTAGGCCTGAACATCAAGGGGGTAATTACTTTGACTTGGTTGTTAACGAAGCAGTTGAATGGTGGGCAAAATATGCCGACCATTTAATTTTTGTGGGGTACGGTAACCACGAAACCGCAGTAAGCAAGCGCCACGAAATAGACCTAACCGAGCGGTTCGTTTCTTTGCTGAATTACAAGACCGGTGCAAATGTTTTGAATGGTGGGTATGCCGGTTGGATTGTGTTTACTGTTAGCCGTCCAAGTTCAACTGCTCAAATCAACTTCAAACTAAAATATCACCACGGCCACGGTGGCGGTGGAGTGGTAACCAAGGGAGTAATTCAACACCAACGGATGGGCGCACAAGTTGACGGTGCAGACGTTCTTTGGATGGGGCACGTTCACGAACTTTACCATCACATCAACATCAAAGAAACGATTAGTACAACAGCACCTTACGAAGTGAAGCAACGCATCCAACACGATATTAGAACTTCAACTTACAAGGACGAGTTTACCGATGGAGCTTTCGGTTGGCATATCGAAAGAGGTGCGTATGGTAAACCGATAGGGGGTTATTTAATGCGATTAAATTTCATTCGAGAAGTGAAGGAGAAAGAGCGTAATTACATTGCACCCGATTTTCAAGCGATTTATTCAAACATCTAAAAATATGGAAAACGAAAAGTATGTAGGCAAAGGTTGGGCGAACCAGTACGGGGTAAAGGTTCAACTGAAAAAACAAGATTTACTCGATTTACCCACCAACCAATACGGGGACATCGAAGTATTTGTAGGGCAACGCAAAGAGGTTGACCAAAAGAGCAAAGCAACCCATTGGGTAAAATGGAAGGCGAAAGATGCCCCGATTCAACAAGCGTCTAATATCGAAATTCACCCCGCACTAACCAAGGCAGGATTCGTACCCGAAGACGACGGGTTACCTTTCTAAAATTTCCCATTCAATAAGTATGCACCCATTAATCGCAGACGTACTCCAACACCAAAGTTATCGCAAATCCTGCTATGACATTGTGAGGGGTACGCACTTCGACGGGGAGGACCTATACCAAGAAATGCTTTTAGCGTTACTTGAAAAAGAGGACGTGAAGCTTTGGGAGGTTTGGCATTCGGGAGGGCATCGTTGGTATGTGCTTTCACTTATTTACCGTTTGTTTTTGGGTAAGGGTTCGTTATGGGATCAGAAGTATCGTGATCGGTTGTTACGTGTGGACGTTGACTGGACCCGTGTTGAAGTGATCGCAGAAATTTACGACCATGAAAGCGAGGTACAAACATCAAAGCAAATGGAAGCGATTGAGGAAGCGATAGCTGAACTGCATTGGTACGAGCGCAATTTGTTTATGGTTTACGTAGAAGCTAAAAATATGCGACGTATTAGCACATCGACTACGATTCCATATAACAGCATTAGATTGACCATTAACACGGTTAAGGACAAATTAAAAAAGAAACTGAAATGAAATACCGAATTATTCAATTTAGCGAAAATGAATTTTGCGCCCAAATAAAAAAGGATTTGTTTTCAAAATGGGAATCAATAGATACGCAAATAATTTCATTAAGTTATTATCATATCAAGCCAATCGTTAAAACATTTGAAGAAGCTGAAATGATTATTCAACGTAGGAAAGAATGGTTTGAGTTAAACAAACAATACCCTAAAATTCACGAAATAAAATGATTTACTTACAAATATTATTCATTGCGTTTTTCTCTGCTTGTGCAGGGGTAACGATTACCAAGCTTACGGGCATTGGTGATAAGATCGGATTCAAGCCATTTAACTGCTTTGTATGCCTTTCGTTTTGGACTGCGGTAGCTTCATTCTTTGCTACGGTAGAACTGCCAGTGTTGAGCCTGTTTGCTTATTCTATTGGGTGCGGTTTTATCGCTTGCATCATTGCGTACTTTTTAATCGATAGGATTTACCGATGAAACAGACGGCAATTGAATATTTAATCGACAAACTTTTAATAAATGATTGTCTATCAGTTCCAAAAGATTTTTGGTATGAATATCTTAAAGTAATTGAACAAGCCAAAGAAATGGAGAAAGAGCAAATTAGAAAAGCTTTTATCAATGGTAAAGTTGCACGTGATCGAATTTACTCTATCGAATACTACAACGAAACTTACGGCAAATGACCACACCAAACCATTACAAACAAAAGGTGCAACCGATTGACCTGATCGAAGCGTTTGACTTGAACTTCAACCTCGGCAACGTGGTGAAGTATGTAAGTCGTGCAGGGCGCAAAGGCGATACCTTAGAGGATTTAGAAAAAGCGTTTTATTACCTTAAACGAGAAATGCAGAAATATGAAAATAGCTAACAGAATGACCGATGAACAGTTGAAGCGGTTAGAACCACTTTACCCTAAATGGGTTCAGTTTCAAAACGAAAAGACCTTACGCCTAAGTGCTGAACAAGTAATGTTGATGGGTGGGGTATGGAGCGAAGTAATGGGTAAGCGTTGGACGGGTGGTTGTCAAGCCTGCACCGTTAACGCATTCTCGACTATCATGAACCATTACGATGCTGAATTAGACCGTAGGCATAAAGCAATCCATGAGCAACTTATTCAAGAAACGTTCACGGAAAATGAACCGACCGAAATTGTGAACACTAAACAAACAACCGATGCCACTACCGAAAAGAAACCAAGACGAAACAAAAAGTGAGTTCATGGACCGTTGCATGATTAATACAGTCATGAAGACGGAGTACGAAGACCCAATACAACGGTTAGCGGTTTGTAATGCTTTGAGCAGAAAGGAAAGCTACGCAAAGTTTGAAAGCCATTCCGATTACCCCGAAGCAGTGAAGAACAATGCAAAACGAGGTATTGAACTGAACGAAAAGAACGGTAATCAGTGCGCCACGCAGGTGGGAAAAATTCGTGCAACGCAGTTGCGTGATGGTGAGCCGTTAAGTGTTTCCACGATCAAGCGAATGTACTCCTATTTGAGCCGTGCTAAGACGTACTACGAAACGGGAAAGCCTACCGATTGCGGTTATATTTCCTACCTTCTTTGGGGCGGTTTAGCTGGCCTTCGTTGGAGTGAAGCAAAGTTGAAGGAGATCGAGAAATGACCACGGAAAAACAACCCGACGTAATCGACCAAGCAATTAGTGCGGTTGAGTTGTACGCTTCCATTGCCAACTTGCTTATGGATATTGCAGAAACTGCCGACCATGTGAGCGTGGGCGGTACTACCGATTACGAATTAAAGCTTATATGTATGCAGAAGCTAAAAGAGATCGTTAACAAGATTGAAATATGAAAATAGAAAAGTGGAAAATATCTGAGGTTAAAGCGAACCCAAATAATCCAAGGATAATTAAAGACGATAAGTTCAAAAAGTTGGTGAGGTCGATTCAAGATTTCCCCGAAATGTTAGAACTACGTCCGATTGTGGTAAATGTTGACGGTATTGTGTTGGGTGGTAATATGCGGTTGAAAGCCTGCAAGGAAGCAGGGTTGAAAGAAGTTCCAGTGATCAAGGCCGAGGATTTAACCGAAGATCAACAAAAGGAATTTATCATCAAGGACAACGTTGGGTTTGGTGAATGGGATTGGGAAGACCTTGCAAATAATTGGGATACTGACGAATTGAAAGAATGGGGTTTAGATGTTTGGCAACAACCTGCTGAGGTTGATTATTCTCTTTTAGATGACGAAGATTTGTCTGAACAACTTTCTGATATGGCAGGTGGTGTAAAAAAAGCTATTCAAATTGAATTTGAACCTGATCATTATGACGAAGCCTACGAACTTGTTAAATTTTGGCGAGAAAAAGAAGCCTACGTTGGTCATATGATTATGTTATACCTAAAAGAAGAAAAGGATAAATTATGAGACAAAGTTCAATCAAAGGAATCAAATTTTTTTACCGTGAAAATACAAGTGATTTAAAAACATTTGAAGAAGTTATCGGAAAGGACGTGTACCAAAAAAAAGGAATGAAAATTTTATCTGGCGAAGAATGGGTAGATTGTGGAGGTAATGTCGGTGCTTTTACGCTATTAGCGTGTGCGTTGGGTGCAAAGGTAACGGTGTACGAACCAGACCCAAATAATTGCGCTATGATTAAAAAAAATTTAGAATTGAACGGATTTACTGCTAACGTGATTTGTGCTGGCTTGGTTCATAATGAAGTGAAAAAAGTAAATTTATATGTTGGTAATAATGGTAACGTGTGGCGTAATTCGATGTTTAAGAATTGGAATGGCAAAGGATTAAAAGTAGATTGCGTTAATTTTGATGAAGAAGTGAAAGATGGTGTGTGTGTGAAAATGGATATAGAAGGAGCTGAGATGCCAATATTAGAAAACACTCAACGCAAATTCAAGAAATTAGTATATGAATGGAGTTTTGACATTGACCCTTCGTTATCTCGATTTTGGAGCATTATAGACAAACAAAAACAAGATTATAAGATTAACTTTGAAGAGCATAGAACTTGCTACGATGATAAAAGAGAAGGACTTTGGAAAAAAAGTTGGTTTCCTGCCTGTACAAATGTATTCTGCTATGAAAAGAATTGATTTAATACAACAATCTCACGATGTTAAAATCGGCGATGTATGCGGTAATATCGAGCCGAATATTACGGAAGATTCAATTTTTTATTTCAATAACGAGCCTATCGGTTTCTACTTAAAAGACATTTCTAAATATTCAGAAAAGGCAGGAAAGTTAGCAGATTTAGCCGATAAAGAATTAAGAAGTAAAAATGTACCCAAAAGTACAATGAAGCGATCAAGTGGTTTTGGTGATGGGAATGCAGATAAAGAAGTTTTGCAATACTCAACTATTTTAGGAGGTGTACCACCTAAGCCACACATGAGAAGACCTTACCCAACCATTAGTTCGGTTCATCAGGTTAAAACAGCGCAAACCTTTATCAAAGCTATGTTGATGCTCGCAAACGAAAGTGAGCAAATTATTAAACAAATAACCCCAAACGTTTGGCAAAAACAAAAAGATATTTTTGATGAAAAGGTTGGTAAAAAATGGAGGTTTGGAAACCTTTGGACTTCTTCAATTTCAAATTACAATATACCCGCACCGTTTCATAGAGACGCAGGAAATATAGAAGGTTGTGTGAACGTTATCATTGCAAAAAAACAAAACGCAACAGGCGGTAATACTACCGTTCCCGATTATGGTGCTACCATGGATTCATGCGATAATTCTATGTTGGTATATCCAGCGTGGAGAAACGTGCATGGGGTAACGCCTATTATTCCAACCCACGAAGGCGGTTATAGGAATAGTTTGGTATTTTACCCATTGAAAGCTTTTGTTGGTCTTGATTAAAATTTAAAGTTATGCCAAGCGGAGAAAAACTAAAAGGTAAAGCACCCAAAAACGGGTTTGATACCAATTCCGAAAACATCAACCGAAATGGAAGGCCAAAGCTATTGAAGAACGTAATTAAAGATACGTTCCTGCAAGAGTTCAACGTTAGGTTAAGCCATTCCCAAGCGAATGAAATTATTACGGGAATACTTGGAATGACCCGTACGCAGTTAATGGATTACGCAAAGAGTGACGATGTACCGTTTTGGATTTCCATGATTGCAAAGAAAGCGCAACGTGATTACGAGCGTGGTTCAATTCATTTAATCGAGGTGTTAATGGATAGGGTATACGGCAAACCGAAAGAAACGGTTGATACTACCGTGAGCCTACCAAAGGCCGAAATACAGATCGGGTTGGTTCAAAGTGTTACACCGCTTTCAAATAGTGAGGATGCAATTATACTCGATTGATGTTTCAAACGTCTGTCATATTCGATCGCAATTACCATTCAACTGCCGAGGTTATCGTTAACCAAGGCGGGACCAGTTCGGGCAAAACTTACTCGATACTTCAAGTGCTATGTTTGAAAGCAATCGGAGAAAATGACCAAGTGATTAGCGTTGTAGGTCAGGACGTGCCTAACCTTAAAAGTGGTGCGCTTCGTGATATGCAAACGATTGTAGCAAGTTCGCCTGATATTCAAAGTTGGATTAAAGGGTACAATGCGAGCGATCGTATTTATACCTTTCACAACGGCTCAATTATAGAGTTCAAAAGCTACCAAGATTCGCAAGATGCAAAGAGCGGAAAGCGTGACTACTTTTTTTTGAACGAAGCGAACGGGGTTAGCTATGAAATATATTCCGAGTTAGCCATGCGAACAAAGAAAAAAGTTTACATCGACTATAACCCTAACGCTCGGTTTTGGGTGCATGATAAATTGATAGGTAAGGAAGGCGTGGAATTAATAATATCAGACCACCGACATAACCCATTTTTGCCCGATATTATTCGCAAAAAGATTGAAGCGATTAGAAATGAGGATGAAGAGTTGTGGAAGGTGTACGCCCGAGGGATGACTGGTAAAATCGAGGGATTGATTTACCGTAATTGGGGAACGATTGGAACGATACCAAGCGATGCGCAGTTGATTGGGTACGGTATGGACTTCGGATTTACCAACGATCCGACCGCAGTGGTTGGAGTGTACCGTTACAATGGTGAGTTGATCATCGACGAAGTAATGTACCACAAAGGGTACACAAATCAGGATATTAGCCAATACTTTACCCAATCGGGTATAGATAGAAGCGTTACCATTGTGGCGGATTCCGCTGAACCGAAAAGTATTGAAGAAATCCGTCGCATGGGTTGGAGGGTTGAAGGAGCAAACAAGGGGAAAGATAGTATATTAAACGGTATTGATATTTTAAAGCGATTCAGGATAAACGTTACAAACCGATCAGCCAACCTACTCAAAGAATTAAACGCTTACAAGTGGAAGGAAAAGGACGGGAATGCCACCAACGTACCCATCGATTCATTCAATCACGGCATGGACGCTTTGAGGTATTTGGCACTTAATAAATTAGCAGAGAAAAATAGAGGTAAATATGCAATACAATAACATTTGGAAAAAATTAACCGTTGGTCAATACCAACTATTAGCCGACCTCAACCACTTGGAAGGGTGGGAGTATATGCGCTCGGTTGTGGCGATCGTTGAAGGTAACGGTTTCGATGCGGTAGATAATTACCCTTTGATTGACTTACGCAAGCGATATGAAGCCATCGCAAAGCAGTTGGAGAAAGAACCGTTTAAACCGTTCAAATCGTTCGTAAAGATTGACGGCAAGCGTTACTATGTAACCCGATTCTTTGACGAAATTAACACCGCTCAGTTCGTGGAAATAAGCGAGTGGAATAAGACGAAAGAGGACGGTGTAAAGAACTTGCATTTGTGCGTTGCATCACTTTTACGTGAAACGAAGTTTGGTTGGTTACCAAAAAAATACAACGGTAAAAATCATGCAAAGCGTGCTACGTTAGTGAAGGAAAAGATGTTAGCGGTTGAAGCATTGGGTTTGTCTGCTTTTTTTTTGGCCAGTTGGGTGAGGTTGCTCGAAGATTTGCCAACCTATTTGGACAAGGAAATTCACACGTTGAAGGCGGAGATGGACGCCCTGACATTGGAACAGGATTCACCGAGCGATACGGTTGGATTGTCGTGATTGATAGGTTAGCGGGGAGCGATGTTCTCAAATGGAATGAGGTATTCGAACTTCCTGCAATGGAGTTTCTGAACTATGCAAGTTACCAAGTTGAGAAAAGCAAACATGAAGCCTTTGAAATAAAGCGTCGAGCGAATGGGTAACTTTTTAGGATTTCCCATTTAATAAGTATGGCATTTATCAAGTTTCAAGATGTAAGCGGAGCATTCAATAGTGCTATTGAAGGGTTTGGTACTACCGACGTTGACCAAGCTTTTGAAGGTGTTGAAAAGGAAATAGTTGATTGGTGTCACGAACAGATCGAGTTATTCCGCAAACAAATTTATGATAACGGAAGTCAAGCGACGGGAAACCTTCAAATGAGCATGGATCCATTGCCAATGAAGCGTTTTGGCAAAAATTATGAAGTTCAAATTGTAGGAGCGGATTACTGGAAATTTTTAGAATTTGGTCAAAAGGGAACCGAAAGTAGTAGAAAAGCGCCTAATTCTCCATTTACAATTAAAGAGTACCCGCGTTTGGAGGATATGGTAAAATGGACTCAGGCAAAGGGTTTAAGATACGGAAAAAAAGATGTATATACTTTTGCAAAATTTGTGAGAAAATTAATTTGGAAAAATGGAACATATCCTTACCCATTTGTTCAACCAACACTTACTGAAAATAGATTAAATGATTTGGCGCAAAGGGTTGCTGATATTTCAGCAGAAGCATTTGTTTCAGTTCTTTTACCGAAAGATGCACCAAGAACGATGAAATTACCTAAATAATATGGCAATAACGATTTTAACCCAAGTAGCTGAACCAAGGTATTCACCCGCGGGAAATCCGTTGGTGTATCTTGTTGATAGTGATAACAAGACAGAACCGAACTTCCGATACGTGGCAAATGTTTCTATAAATGGAAACTTGGTAGCTAAGTTAAAGACGGTTCCAAGTGCTAGCAATAGCAACTATGGAAGATTCAATTTTCAGGAAATTGTGCGAGGATATTTTGAAGTAATACCTAACATGATTAACACGGGATTTTCAGAGCCTCAAAGTTTTGGATGCCCTTCTCAATACATTGAGTTCGACGTTGAATTTGACGAAGAGTACACGGGTGGAAGTTCTGCTCCAACCGACGCGGAAACGGCTATCATTTACAATGGGGCTTGGACTGTTTTTGACTTTGTGCAATTTCCAAACTTTAAAACTAATTATTGGTTAGATAGCGATGCAGTTAGTAGTCGATTACCATTGACGAACCGCCCGCAATCAACCAAGGCATACGCTAACTTTTCAAACACGTACAATCAAAGTGGAAACCTTTATTTCCTTTGCAGTAAAGAAGTTGAGCCAAACATTGATTACATCCGTTATCGGTACTATTATGAAAATGGTGATATTATTCGTGAATACTATATTCCAACGGTTAACCAAGCGTCGCATGGATCGAGTGAAGAAAATGAATTCCACCTTATTGCAGTTCCTTTCATGCCTTTCGATGTTCAAAATATTTCAGGTTCGATAACCTCGGATACACTACCCGGATCTGATTCTTTCCCAAGCATTGTTTCAAGTGATAAAAATTATTATTCGGTAACGGCTTTTCAGGATGAAGGAACAAACCAAGCGTCGATTGAATACACGGTGTTATTGAATGGTGAGTGTTCACGTTTTGACTTTACCGAGGTACATTTTGAGAACCAATTAGGTGGGGTTGATAGTTACGTGTTCACCAAGCCAAACCGAGAAAGGCAAAGCATTCAAAGAGTTGAAGCGAGCCGTCCGTATTTGACGGATACATTTACCGATCCTGGTGTTTATGGAAACTACATTAACTTTTCCAAGTACAACGCACAAGTAGATTACAATAAAGAGTTCACCGTTTCTTCTGATTGGTTAACCGATGCAGAATTTGAATGGTTAGCTGAAATGGTGCGCTCACCACGTCTTTGGTTACGCAAAGCATTTGAAACAGGAGATGGAGTTTTGGAATACTTAGTTCCCATTTTGGTAACCGATACAAGCTACAACGTTTGGAAACGTGACTTCGACCAACTTCACACGCTCACCATTACCTACAAATTCACCTTTGACGAATCGATGCCGTTATGATAACAGAACTTTACATTGACGGGCAAAGATTGGATTTAAGCGACGATATTGACATTCGCTTAACCTATTCCATTACGGATATAGAAAACCCCGTAGAGCGCAAAGGAACGGTTAGCAGAACCATTGAAGTTCCGGGAACACCACACAACGATAACGTGTTTGGTTCCATTTACCGATTTGATCAGTGGGTAATTGGATTTGATCCGAGCGTAAGGGTGAACTCTTACGTGTTGCAGAACGGTGTTGAAGTGTTCAATGGCATTGCGCAATTATTGGCGGTTAAAAGTGACGGCCAATTTAAGACGTATGAACTTGGTTTGTACGGTGAGAACGTCAACTTGTTTAAGCAGTTAGGCGATAGCGAATTGACTGACTTAGATTTCAGCGAGTTGAACCACGAATGGGATGGGAGTAATATCGTGGATTCATGGACCAATTCGGTAGGAAGTACGGGTAACGATTACTATTACCCCGCTATTGATTACGGTCAAGCGAGCTTCACACGTACACAAGCCCCAATTCCTTACGCCGATGTATTTACCACGGCTGATTTTTACCCCGCTATTTCCGTTAAGAAGTACGTTGATAAGATCATAGGCGGTGCGGGATTTACTTATGTGAGTGACTTCCTTACCTCGCAATGGTTTAAGCAGTTGATAGTACCGTATGGCGTTAGTGGTGTGCCTTATTTGACGGAAGAGCAAATGGGTGGTGCGTTGTTTTACATTGGTTTGAGTGGTGGTGTTCAAGATATTGCTGATGGCACGCTTCAAAAGGTGAACATGGCTACCGATACGCCTTCACCATTCTTTGACGGTGGCGGTTATGATACCACGAATAAGCGATACACCCCACCATTTAACGGTGATTTCAATATTCAAGTACGTGTTAACGTTCAACCTAACTTATCACTTGGATTTGATCAGACGGTTAAAGTGTACGTGCGTAAAAATGGAACTACATTAACGAAAATTATTGAATATACATGGGTAGGCGGTGGCGGTTCAACGGCAAGGCAGTTGAGCGGAATTTTACAAATGAATTTGACCACTTCCGATTACGTTGAAGTGTGGATGGATTTTTCAGTTGATAGCGGTACGCCAATTTCACCTGCACCTTACGTGCGTATTTTTACCGATGGAACATATTGGTTAAATCAAATCAGTGGAACACCATTGATGCAACCGGGG